CGAATCCTATAGAGCCACTAGTTAATATAGTAGTGTATAACCAAGCATTCTCAGCATCTCTTATAATAACATTGCTAGGTCTTTTAGGTGCAGGTATAGGTGTCACATTAGGGTAAGACTGAAAGAACAAGAAATCCATAACAGCATTCCATACAAAGTACCCAGTAGTATTATTTAGGTCAGGATATACAACTACAGGCTCTCCATACTGCTCCCCGAATCTAACTTGGTAAGCTACATTACTATTAGGGCAAGGCTGGAAACCATAGTTGTCTATGCTGATATCAGATGTTACATAAGTCTCTACAATCTTACCTATATTAACATAGGCGGTACCAAAAGAAGGATGAGGGAATAAAGTCATCCTTGTAGTTGCTCCATTAATAACTACATCTACTACATACTTAAAATTAGTATTCCCACTATTAGTAGAAGATACAACGAAAACCAGATCATTGTAAGCTGGTTGCCTCTTATTAGGTGCTTGTTCTATTGTAATTGCCATTAGTTAAATTTTATATCTATACCCTCAGCAAAACCTTTCGCTATTGCCTTTGTAAAATCCTCTGTTAAACCATCTATCTCATCTGAGTAAAAGTTAGTTGGTTTTATTCCTTTTGTTTTAATACTCTTAGCCATTGCAAATGCTAGGCTCTTTCTCATCTTAGTCTTATCTAATGCTTTCTTTCTAGGCTTAACAGTCTTAGGTATCTTTGGTACTATACCTCTCAGCTTTATAAACTCTAGCATTGCCTCCATTGGTGGTTGCTTACCTCCTCTCATCCTTCCCTCATCCACTGCTTTCCAGTAGTCCTCCATAAACAAAGTAAAGACAAACTTAGTTTCCTTATCCTCTATCTTAACATCTATACTCTGTGCTAATGCTCCACTAGACACCCTATTAACATCCTCTAGGCTCTTAACTAATGTCTTGATCCATATATCTCTCTGAACAGCTAAAGTCTCTTCTAAGCTCTTAGGAATGAATGTACCATCTAAAAAATCAAACCTAGACTTTGCTCTACCTCCAGATGTATTTATCTTTGCCATTACTTAGCTCTATTCATTTTAATAATCATTCTCTCGTAATCCTGTTTACTCTTATAATAACTAATAGCGTTTAAGAACTCCACTACATTCATTTCTAAAAAGTAGTTCCACTTAGATCTATCAGCATTACTAAGACTATCTAGTATTACAAACCAGCCCCACTGCTCGTTAAATCCTCCATTTCCTTTTTCATCCTCTTCATCGCTATCTCCATTTGCTCCTCCGAATAATCCCCCGTAACTTTGATTAAGTTTTCCCAGAGAGTCAAAAAAAAACCAGACATAGGAAATATCTTATCCATTGTTACACCATCTAACAACCTTTCCTCAGTCCACTTCCTGCTATCTGCTGTTTGTATCCACTCACCTTCTGCGCTCTTCTCATAACACCCTCTCTTCTTTCTACCAAATATATCTACAGGCTTTAAGTAAATAGGTAATATCTTATGAAGCTTCTGGTTAATCTTACCTTGTTCTTTAGTAAGCTCCATTAAATCAATGTACTCACCTGCTATTAACTTTTGAGGGATATAGTTAACTAAGAACCTTCTACCATCTATCCTAACTGTACTAGGTTTATAGTAATTACTAGGAGAAGAGTTAACAAAATCTACTTTATTTATTAGTTTCTTAACCTCTGTGTAATGAATCTTTAAAAAATAATCATCAGATACGCCAGTCAATATCTCTAGTATTCTAAGCTGCTTGTCTAAGTCATCAAACTCTAAACCAGGTACTTCTGATAATGCTTGATACTGTCTTAGTGTAACATCTTTCCACTCTGTAGGTACTGTTATCTTCATATTAAAATATATATTTTTTGGTAGATTGGTTAAATTGTTTACCTTTGGAGAAACAAACAAACAAAACTATGAAACAGAAAGACCTAAAAAACTATGTTAAAAGAATGAGAGTAGAGTTATACGAAATGGAGAGACACTTAAGTATGTATTTCACAGATGAACTAAAAAAGAATAAGAGTAGTAAAGGAATTAAAAAAGGAGATATAGTATACTATTGGGAGAACTGCTTTACTGAATCGTTATGTGTAGGGTACTACGATAAAAAAACAAAAGATGGACACTTAGTATTCCTGTCAGAATTAGGGTTAATAAATAACGACTCTTACAATACTAGCTTTGCATCAAAGAAAAGACCAATTAAAAAAACTAGGTATGCATAAATTGTTTACCTTTGGAGTATAAACAAAAACAAAAACTATGAAAGAAGAAGAACAAATGTGTGGTAACTGTAAACACGAATGGCTGGAGCAGGGAGATGTACCTTGTAGTACTTGTACTCTGAGTGAATCCAATATAAACCAGAGCAACAACTGGGAAGCTGTAGAGGTAAAAGAGAAAGAGCTTACTATATGTGAGATAATAGCAGAGATGAATGAACTTAAAAATAGACTAACTAAACTAGAAAACAATGAAAGTTAAAATAGCACAATTCGGTAACACAAGAGAAGCAGATGTAGGAGAACGTACATTTTGGTTCAAGACTAAGACAGGTAATAAGTTCGACTCTTCAAGTAGTTTGAATCAAGACTTGTATTTAAAATGGATAGATGAACCCTACACAGAAAGGAAGTGGGATGAAAAGAATGATATATTTAAATTTAAAACAGCGATAACATTATGAGTCTAATTAGAATAATACTTAAATTAATATGGATGAGATTAAGGGAATAATACTATTGTTTGCAGTAGTAATAACAGTAATAATAATGGATAAACTAATAGAAAGACTATTCAAGTGAATAAACACCGCTATTAGTATTAGCTAACTTATTCAAAGCAACATAACGGAGGGCATCAATTAAGTGGTTGTTAAAATCAACAGGTACATTTAATTGTTTGCCCTCTTTATCTTCACTCCATTTATAACTTAATAACTCCTTATTTAGATTAACACTACATCTGGTTATATTAATTGTATATCTCTTTAATATATCAATACTACTTTTAATACTATCCTTTCCTTTCTTAGCACCTTTAATATTGAAACGCTGGTTGTATATCTCTTGTATGCTTTTAGGCTCTGCTGAGTCAGCTATAATCTCTTCTAAAGGTAATACTCCTACAGCCTTTAACTTATCTCCTATCATTGGATTAGTTAGCCCAGTTGAGTATATTAACTCTTTAACCCATAGCTCACCATCTTGTTGATACACTGCTAGACAGGTAGTAGGATCATTAGTAAATCCGAAATCCATTCCATAAGATAATAACTTAGCACCCTCTGGTATTGCATCCACCTGGTTGTAGTTCCTAAAGATTAACCCCTCTATCTTTCCTGTTAAACCTCTACCGTATACTTTGAATAGTTCTATATCTTTAAACCTTAAAGCTTCTAATTTGTCTCTAACCTTCTGAGGTACAAAGGGGTTATGTCTATGATCTGATATGAACAACTGAACATTTTCTTTACCTATTATCTTTTCGTGTACCCAGAACTCGCTATTAGGATTATAATCAATGAATGATTTCTTCTTAGTTCTTATCTCTAACTCAAACCAAACAATGTAAGGCATACCGTTAGCCTCATTCATAAACAGGTAATCTCTCTTACCTGATTTAGCATCTTGTTGATTCTTATAGGATTTAAACTCCATAATAGAACCATTAGCAAATGTAAAGATACGCTCTGATTTATTGTAAAAGGTAACTAAGGCTTGTAGTTCTTTTGAGTCGTTGTAGATGTCTAATGCATCACGTAATGCACCCGCTTTTAAGTTTGGTACATCTTGTCCAGCTACAGTAATAATACACCTCTCTTCTATAGCTTTAGTAAATAAGACTTGTAATATAGAATAAGTCTTACCAGAGGATGAACCCCCTTGATTGACTGCAACATCTTTAGAGAGGTTTAAGTTTGCTTCGTATAGTACTGATCCTTTAAACAAGTGTTAGTTCTTCTCCTGTTAATGCAAAGTAAAGGTTTTGTAATTGATGCACAGAGTCTAATACTAAAGCCTTATCTTCCACCCAATAAACTAGCTTTGTTACAGATGAGATAATAAAATCGTTTAGGACAAACAAATTAGTATCCTCATATTGATTAATACCAAGCTTTAATAACAACTCTTCTGTTAATACTATAGGTTTAGCTATATCAAAAAACTTATCATCCATATCCTCAAAATCTTCACGAGTCAACTTGTATTGTGATCCTTCGTAACTTATCCAATTACCTATTCTTAACTCCTCAGCTCTCATATCTCTATATCTTTTTCACTTGTATTAATCTTATGCTCACTAGGTACAACCTCTACTGTTACATTAGTTATCCTTTGGTTTTGGTTCTCTGTACTCTCTTCTACATACCCTCCGTAATTCTTTAGCCAGAACTGAGCAGCCATAAATGTACCACCCCAATATAACTTTTCTTCATTCCAATCAATCATTAATAATCTGAACCTATTGAGAACATAAGCGAAGGTCGGATCTTTTTTCTCGTAATCATAAAAGCTTTGCCTAGTACTAAACCCTAGGAATAAACATAATCCAGCAATAGTATAAACACCTTTACCTATCTTACTAACTGCATCAACACGCTTTAAACTATCCTTGTATTCAATATACTTAGCTATCTCTTTTGCTAGTTCATCAGCATCAGCAAACATAGGTTCTTTACCTCCACACTTCTCCATCCCTTTACGGAATAAGTTAGCGTAAGTAAATCTACCTTTCTCGTCTCTTCCTTGTTCTGGCATACTTAATGACTTAATATAAATAATGATAGAGCAGATATAACTATTATAGCTATCCCTACCCATTTGTTCTCTTTCTTCTTTCTTAGTGTAATCATCTCTAATCCTCTTTCAACTGTAGCTGCTAATCCTCTTCGATATAAGTTAGGCTCACAGGGTTTGCATATCCAAGCATTACAAGTCTTACAAAACTCTACAGACTTTAAACCTGCATCATTCTCTACTAGATAACATACTCTACATATTCCTAGTCTATTTTTCATATTGCTCTAACATATTTAAACAATCTATTAATACTTCTCCTATACAACTATCGCATCCTACACTTAGATCTCTACCTGTAGCTTCTTTGTGTATTCTAAACAATGGCATTACATTACCTACTGCTTGTCCTGTATTCCTAAACATTAGTAAAGCCTCCTTATGTTGCTGTAATTGATTGTATTGCTCTTTTGTTACCACCTACTTAAATATATAAATTAATTACTATTGGTTATAAGTTAACCACGTCTATTCTGCTTCTGTTTACGTTTAACCAATAGTGTACATATTGCTGCTGGTATTAATACTAATAATGCTAAGTCTCCTAAGTCCATAACTAGCTGATAGTATATTTACCAAACTTCTTACCTTTAAATCCTTTTAAGTCTATTGTATTACTTACAGCAGTTGCCCAAGCTCCATCTGTCTTAACATCTACTCTATACTTAAACAAGTGCCATATCTTATCCATCATATAACCTGTAGACTCTGGCTCTGTATCGTGTATAACTATTACATCTACCTTATTAGAATACTTCTCTATGTCTACCCATCTCCTTTCTGCTGGAGCGTGATCTATAAATAATACTTTAGCGTTCTTCAGATTTACATCGTCCCAGTTAGAGACTTGTTTAGAACCGTTAACCTTAGACCACTTCTCTGAATGGTCATAGCTTTCAAATGCTCTATTATATGTCTTACATTGCTTTCTTAAGAATGGAGTAGACCCTGCACCACTACCAAACTCTACTACTTTACCTTTTGTAGCTTTAAGAGCTTCCCATAATAATAGTCTATGGTTGTTCCACTCCTCCATGTCTTCTAAAAAATCCTCTCTTTTCATATATCTTCTTTTGTTATATCTATTCTTTTATTTATAAGTCTTACAAACTTGCAAGGGTTGCCATAGTTTAATGTGTTGAATCCTATGCTCTTAGTTACTACACTTCCTGCTCCTATCATACATCCTCTACCTAATACAATGCCACAAATAATAGTACTGTTAGCCCCTATACTCACATTGCTTTGTATTATAGTCTTTCTAAACCTACTACTCCAGTCCTTCTCTGATAGCTGTGGAAATATATCATTGGTAGTAATTACTCCAGGACCTATAAATACATCATTACCTATCTCTACTCCTTTGTATAATAAAGCTCCGTTTTGTATTTTACATCTATCTCCTATTACTACATCTTCTCCAATATAAACATTCTCTCCTATTGTACAGTCTTCTCCTATTTCAGCTCCCTTACTTATATGAGTGTTAGCCCATACATTTGTACTGTCAGGAACATTAGCCTCTATTATTGCTGTCTTATGTATCATCTAAAGTCTGGTATTGAATTAAACAATGTAGTTAAATATTCTGTATGATTTGTAAATGGTCTACACAAATGACTCTCACTATACCAGCCAGCGTTTAACTTCTCTATACTGTAAGGAGTTTCTTTGTGTCTCTCACATTCTATCCTCCTCTCTACTAATACATTGAATGTATTAAACCCTACTATGTTTGTATCCTTAGCTTCTCTTAGCTTATAACAAGAGTAACTCTCATCTATTCCCCATCTACCTTCTGTATCCTCCCAAAAAGCATCTACCCCACTATTGACTAACTTGTCTGTCTCTTTTATAAAACTCTCCTCAAAGCTATAAACCTCAGTAAAAGTAGAACCCTTAGCTATATGATAACTAGAAGGACTAGCTGTCTTTGTCCAGTGGTGAGGTAGGTAAGCATCAGATATAAGCATAGCATAGTCTGTATCTTTCAAGTCTTTAACTAGATTAATAAACATCTTACTTAAAGGTACTTGGTCTATTCCCATAACCCAGCAAGTATCATCCTTGTAAAACTTAGTACCCCAAAATAACGCCCAAGTAGTTTGCCAAGCGATAGGGTGTTTATCATTAGCTTCTACTATTACTACATCTCCATACTCATCAGAGATATTAGCCTCAATCATTTCCTCTTTAGTTCCTAACCACATAAGAGTAGGCTCTATACCAAACTTCTCTTTGTATACTTTACTTAAAGGATTCCAAAAATTATAGTATAACGGATTGAAGTTACTACTTAATATTACTCTGTCTACTTTCATTATAATTCTTTTCCTGTTGTGTTAAAATACAATTCTTTTACCTGTCTAATATCTTTAATATGTTTATACTTACATTTAAAATTATTATCAAAAACTATATCCCAATCTCCTAGAATATACTCACAAGCATAACCCTCCCACTCGTCTATCTCGTTAATCATCTCAAACCCTAACCTTAATAAAGATTTGTGATTTATAGGCTCATCCTCAACTCTCCACCTAGCAATTAACTCTGAACCAGACTCGTTATAAGCTGTATAGTCTATAAATTCTATACCTTTAATACTTTCAAGGCTATCCATATTAATAGACTCGAACAACATATCTTTTGTTATAATTGTTATATCGTACTGTTCAGAATCAGCACCTCCAATATTTACATAAGTAAACATCTCATCTGCATAAACAGAGAAATTATAAACCTCTCTCTCTTCAAAATTAGCTCTATGATATTTCTTTATAACTTCTATCGTTTCTTTTAATGTGTCCATTTGTTTTGTTTTAGTTAAATATCCCAAGTAAATATAGGCTCGTTTAAATCCCAATTATATCCACTGCTCCTAGGGTTATACATTGATTCTGCAATTCTTAAATCTTTATTCATATCTCTATACTTGTATAGGAATTGTCTCATAGAGCCTTTATAAAATCCAGCTGCACCTATATG